GCTGGTAAGTGATAGAGGTGTGCTCCATCATAATACATAAATATATTACCATCAAGAACTAAATCTGAAAATATAGCTGTTCTAAATTCTTGAGCTGACTGAAATGGGTTAGGGTTGTAATTTAATAAATTTAATAGTGTCTTTTGTCTAATTCCTGATACTACATCAGTGCTTAGTTTGTTCTTAACATCATAATCTAAACTAGCGCAAGCACTAACTAACATGCTAGTACCTCTATTAACTGCTTCTAGTTTTTGAAAGGCAACTCTGTAGCTGAAAGCAGCTGCTGAGCCAATGTTTACGCCTTGTTCTCTTCGAATAATTTCTTGTGCGGGGTTTAGCTTTTCTCTAACCCAGCTACCTAGATTATTATACCATGCCATATTTTGTTACCTTATGTAAAGGCGCCAAAAAACGAACCTGTAGTAATTTTAGTAGTGACTTCTTTACCTTGATGTTTATCCCTTTGTATATCAACCCATCGAACTTGACGTTCAACAGAGTTAGGTAGGGGGGCTTTACCAAATATCTTATGTAAGTTAACATGATGCCTATTACACAAAGTTCTTACTAGCTCATAAAGCTCAATTCGATGCTCTGCTATAAACTCGTCTCTTACTGCCAATATTCCATCGTCAGTAGAAATATCATACTGCTTTACTCTAGCCCAATTTTCGAGCAAGATTGTAATAGAGTGAAAGTGATGCAGTTCTAAATCTTGATCAGTACCACACACATAGCAGTGGTCCTGCTTTTGATAAGCTGCTTTAGCTTTATCTCTAACGTGTTTAACCGGGATACGTTTGTTACCAGTATTTTTTGCCATAAATTTATTATGTACCTTTTAATTGCTCCTATTATAGCATGATAGGAAGTATAAGTCAATATATAAATTTTTATTCCTAGATAGCTAAAAGTTCATTTATATCGTAGAGTTTCTTCATGTATTGTGAAGGCTTATCTAATACTGAGCTCTCTAAATCACCTTGTCTACGTGGACCTGATAGTACTTCAAAATTACAGCTATTAGTAAATTGAAATTGATCAACTATTTCCTTAACTGTATATCCATGTCCGTGCCCTAAATTCTCTATGGCATTAGCCGGTGTCTCAATGGCTAGTGCTATTGCCTTGCATATCTCGTCGACATGTACATAGTCACGTACAGCGGTACCGTCTTTAGTATTGTAATCAGTGCCATAAATAGTAAATTTACCAGTCTGTTTAGCTTTAACTAATTGTGACATTAATCCGTCTGGGTTTGTAGATGCAAAACCAGAAGTGCCTATAACATTATAGAATCTAAATATAGTGTAATCTTTAGGGGCTAATTGCTCTATGCACTGTTCGGCTGCTAATTTACTAATTGCATAAGGGCTCTCACAAGCAGGAGCACAACCAGTACTAGCAAATATAAAATTATCGTGAGGTATACCTAATACTCTAACTGTACCCATAGTATTAGTAGTGTAGTATTCATAAGGAGAGCGTTTAGACTCACCTACTTGTACTAGTGCTGCTAAATGTACTATACAGTCAAACTTAGTAAAATACCCAGTTAGTCTAAGATCAATGTCTAGTTGATAATGATTATATAAACTATATTCAGGTAAGTTAAGATCTAAGCCATAAACTTCATATCCAGATTCATTTAACATCCTAGATAANTGNGAACCTATATATCCTGAGTTTCCTGTTACTAATATTTTTTTCATCTAGTTATTCGTAAAGTTGTATCCATGTCTGTGACTTCGGTAATTTCATAAAAACCTAGCTTTACAAACTCTTGTGCAAGGATATCTAGAAACGGTTTATTTCCCAAAACTTCTTGATTTTCAAATTTAATTTCTTCAATGTACATACCCTCCTTGACCATTTCTAGTACAGTGGGTAGTATGAAAGTTTCGTGACCTTCAGTATCAATTTTAAGTTTATTGATTTCAGTTATTTGATATCGAGTACATAACTCTCTNAAAGTTATTACTTCAACTTCAGCTTTATTAACTAAATTAAGAGGTAAGTTTCTTTGCTGTANTAAATNATCCACAGTAGGATGCCTATTACCTATAGAGTTACATCCACGAGTCCAGCTAGGTAAATCAAATAAGTGTATACTAACGTCAGGTAAGTAGTATATAGGCACACGGCCTGATGCAGCTGAAATAGCTACATTGGCCTTAGTTTGAAGTTCACGATTTGAAATTCTATCTAGGTAGTATTGAACTGGCTCTACTAACAACACTCTTTCCCCAGGCTGGGCAATATCGTGTGCTGTATCAAAGTCACAGGTTCCTATGTCAACGTAATCATACCTCATCTTTGACTCTTTCAAAGTATAATAGATTCTGAGTAAACCATCCCATATGATAACCGTTACGCATATCTAATATTAATTGACCTTCACGCTCTTGATTACGACGTAAACCTGCTGCAGTCAGTAGGTCCGCCCAGTCTTGTTTATCTTTACAATTTATATGACCTATACCACCTTGACCAACGGCTGCTGCAGTCCAGATTAAAGTATCTTTAACTGTTTGCACTACTTTAGCTACTACTTCTTCTTCACGTTCTTGTTCAATATGTTCAGCTACTTCCATACATACTACTACATTTGCTGACTCTTCTTCAATATCAAATAAACTCTTATACTCAAGATAAGGTTTACCATGTACACGATCATCAATATCTAATCCGCGTGCATCTATGCCTTCTGAACGAAATGAGTTAACAAAATGTCCTGGCCCACAACCAATATCAAGTAGTGTTGCAGGGTTTAACTCTTTTTTAATCCAAGTAGCTAAACGATCTGCAAAAGGCTTTTCTTCTGCGTGCATATGATTAAAGTTTAAACGCTCGGGATATTGTGGAACGTCACGCTTTAACCAAGCTAAATCTTGACGATCATATTTACGCTCATACCAACCTTTGTTAGTGTAAACGTTCATGATCTCTTCAAAAAACTCCTCATACATAGGAGCTACCTTTTCCAGCGAGAAGTTTTCAGCCCATTGTCTACAGGCTTTAGGATCAATACGATCAATATTTTGAGCAGCCCACACAAAGTGATCAAAGGTACGGCAGCGATAGCCTGTTTTACCGTGAAGATTATTCTCAGCAAACGAACCCCAGTCAGTTGTAATTGTAGGAGTACCTGAAAATAACAGCTCCATCTGTACACCACCAAAAGGCTCAATATACATTGAAGGAACAAAAGCACCTTTTGCACCTGCCATCAATTCACGACGTTTAGCTTGATCAGCATACCCAACAAATTCTACGTGTTCTGGAAAGGTTAGGTTTTCTGGATTTTGTCCAGCTATAATTAATTTAGCTCCGATTGCTTGTGTGGCTTGTACAGCAATATGAACACCTTTACCCTCGTATACACGACCTAAGAATAGGAAGTAGTCTGACTTCTTTTCTCTGAACTCAAAGTCATCAGGATCAAAGTAGTTTGGAATTACACAATCATACCAGTCTTGTTTACAAGTTGCTACTGAATTAAGTCCATAGTATGCGTGATAGATAGCATAAGATTCAAAAATCTTCCAACGTGCCCAATGTCCACTAGCATAGCCAATTCCTGGCTCTACTACAATCATGTCTGAGTGTGCGTCACATATAGGGCGAACTCCTGATCCCCAGAAAGGCAGTAAGAAATCTAATGGTTTTTTACGCACGGCAATTTCTTGAATGGCATTTTTAAAAAACGTCTGATAAGCATGATCATTCATGTCAAACTTAAAGAAGTTTTTACGCCAGTCATGAGTACCATACGATTTATCTAAGTCTTCGTTAGTGATTACAGTTACGTGCTCGTCACAGTCTAACTGCGAATCTTCGTGTCCGTAATGGGTGATGTGATGCCCGCGAGCACGCATCATTTTTGCAAACTTTAAAACCTTTTGTGTATAGGCACAGGCCACATAGTCTTTATTTGTAACTGTGTGTGGAAGTCCTAGAATATGGAAACGAAATTTCATTTTTATAGTTGGTTAGGTTTAAAAACTAGCGGTGATCAGCCGCCAGTGGTGAAAGTATAAATTGCATAACGTGTAGCGTCAGCACAGTGAGAAGCCATACCATGTTCTGGTCGCTCTTTAAGCAGATTAGTTTTATGATCCCAGCGATATTCATTAAACATTATACGAACATTTTCACACTGAGGAGATACTTTTACTCTGCCTTGCTCTACAAGTGAGGCAACCATTGCTAATCCATCAAGAACTGACTTTTTAGCTTTAATAGTAGCAATGTCGTAAGTGTAAGCAAGATCAGCAGCAAATTGAGCAGCAGCTGAGTCAATAAAGATAGTTTCTATATTCCACTTATCTATTAACTCTTGCATCTTCTCCACATGGCCTTCAGTGGTAGCTTGTGCTTCTTGGTATTCATCTACTATGTGGTAACTGTCTGTTTTGGCTTTGTACACTATTACTACAAACGCAGTGGGATCTTTGTAACCTGGGTCAAGTCCTGCAATGATTTCATCACCGTCATCTGCTTCATACTCTTCAATAAATCGATCTTCATCAAACTTAAATATCTGACCTTCGTAAGTTGAAAAGGAAGCCATGTATTCTTGTTCAAATTCAGCTTTTGACATAACTGTACGAGCTTCTTGAACGTCTGACTCACTCATACGCTGATTTTCAGTGTAGTCTGCTGTAATTGAGGCCCATTCAGGATACTTGTCCTGAAACCCGCGGTCAAAGAATCTTGAGAACCAGTTGTTCTTACCACGAGGTGTTGAAATAAAGATTGCTTTTGATCCTGGGCGGTCTAAGGTAGGTCGAAGGGCTACATTAAATGCTGCTTCACCATCTCCTAGTGCGGCTTCATCAAATATGATAAGATCGTAGCTGCGACCTACGCAAGAGTCTACAGTACTTAAACTACCTAAACGAATAGTTGATCCGTTAGTTAACTCTAAGATTTTGTCTTTTACGTTGTCTCGTTCAACTTCTAGGTCGAAGCTACGAATCAATCTGCGCTGTAGTTCAAATGAAATTGACGATAGGGTATAGTTTGGCGATATAATTAATATATTACAACCAGGAACCAACATTACCAGTTGTCCGATAACATTAGCGATATAAGTTTTGCCTAGTCTGCGAGCAAGAGCTGCACACACAAAGCGATATTTAGGATTGTTAACTGCATTTATAAGAGCTATTTGCGCTCTATTCACTTGATCCCAGGCTGTAGTAGTCACGCCTGTTTCTGGATCATAAGCTGGAAGCAGTTTAAGATAGTTGATAATAGGTAACTTGATAAACCTACGATCAGCTGGGAATTCTGTTATTGATTCTGAGTCAATATCAGATCTAGAAATTTTAAGCATTGTTACCTTATACTGCGAAACTACTTCCACATCCACAAGTTGACTGTGCGTTTGGATTAGTTATTTTAAATTCTGAACCTTGTAAATCCTCTTTATAATCTATACTTGCACCTTCTAAGTACTGCATACTAATAGCATCTACTAGTAATTTATAGTTATCTAAAGG